ACTTGACCTCTGGTTCTTTAACAACACTCATTTCGCTCCTCCAGTATCAAATTTAGATTTTATAAAGTTGAGTTGTTTTTTTGTCAGAATTTTCAAAGCTTGTTTTGCTTTTTCGTTACTAAAACCATAATAACGTTTTACATAATCAAGGTCTTTGACCATATCCTTACGGAGCCAAGGAGAAAATCTCTTCTTAGTTCTCAGTGTATTTATATAAAAATCGTATTGCATCTTCTTTGGTAAAAAATTATACATATTCATTTCATTTGCAAAGAGGACTGCATCTAAATGACCTGAGAAACAACGATTAATTATGTAAGGAGGATACTCCTTTTCAATACTAGGGTCTTCATCTATTAAATTTTTCTTTGTTTGGTTGATTGAATTTAACCAGTCTTTAAGTTCCATCTTCATTATCAAAATAGTTTTCACAAGAGCAAACAAGATTACGGTCTCCATGAACATTATCAATTCGTGAAACCGCTGGCCAAAACTTATTTGTTTGGTCTACAGGATATGCTGCCTCCTCTGGACTATAATTATACATCCACTGTGAAGATGTGACAACCCTTGCAGTATGAGGAGCATTTTTTAATATTGATTTATTTTTGTCAATCTCCTTTCTAATACTTACCATCGCTGCACCAAATCTTTCAAGTTCATATAACGATTCACTCTCAGTTGGTTCAACCATTACTGTTCCTGTAACTGGCCAAGATAATGTTGGTGCATGAAAACCATAGTCCATCAATCTTTTTGCTACATCTTCAGCGGTAATATCATCAAAGTGTCTAACATCAAATATACATTCGTGTGCCACTCTTCCATTTGCACCTTTATACAATACTTTGAAGTATGGTTCAATACGATGCACCAACCAATTAGCAGTTAATAAAGATACCTCACTTGCCTTTCTTAAACCATCAGCACCCATCATACGAATATACATCCAACTAATAGGTAAGATAGACGCACTTCCTTGAACTGCTGCTGATACACGATGATGCATAAAAGGAACAAGATGCTCTGCAACACCAATCGGACCCACGCCAGGACCTCCACCACCATGAGGAATACAGAATGTCTTATGTAGATTCATATGACATACATCTGCACCATACTCACAAGGTTTTGCTAGTCCAACTTGTGCATTTAAATTTGCACCATCAAGATAAACTTGTCCACCATTTTCGTGAACGATTCTACAAATATCTTTGATAGTTGGTTCAAATACACCGTGAGTTGATGGATATGTAATCATAATACAAGACAACTCAAGATAATTCATAAGTGCTTGCTTTTCTAAATCCTTTAAATCAATATTACCATCTTCATCACATTTTACTGGAACTATTTTCATACCTGCCATCACTGCTGATGCAGGATTTGTTCCATGTGCACTTGTAGGTATTAAACATACATTCCTTTTTGTATCACCATTACTTCGATGATATTCTTGTATTGCAAGTAATCCTGCGTATTCCCCCTGTGAACCTGCATTTGGTTGTAATGACACTTCAGCAAATCCAGTAATATCACATAACCATTCTTGCAAATCAAACATAATTCTTTGATAACCTAGTGTTTGATTGTCAGGTGCAAATGGATGCATATTCGCAAACTCATTCCAACTCACTGGCATCAATTCTGATGCTGCATTAAGTTTCATAGTGCAACTACCAAGTGGCATCATACCATTTACAAGTGAAAAATCTTTAGATACTAATTCATTAATGTATCTCATCATATTAGTTTCACTGTGATACTTATTGAATACATCTTGTCTTAACCAAGGTTTTGTTCTCTCTGGAATATTTTTCCATTTGTATCTTCCAACTGATTCAACAATATGATCGATTGTATCATCTTTATTCACCAAATCTTGCTGTGAGTTTATTATAGTCTGTATCTCATCAAGAGTTGTAAGTTCATCTAAAGTAATTAAGGTGTGATTGTCTTCATAATGAACATTAAATCCTTCAACAGCAAGAAAACTTTTAAATCTAATTGTATCAAAACCCTCAGTATCATCTACGTCAATTCCTAACCAAGTTAATCCTGTTTTTAATATTTCACGATAAGTTAATATTCTAGTCGCAATATTCTTTAGACCATCTGCTCCATGATACGCAGCATAAAATCCTGCCATATTTGCAAGTAAAGCTTGTGCTGTACAAATGTTAGATGTTGCCTTATCTCTTCTAATATGTTGCTCTCTGGTTTGTAATGCGAGTCTTAATGCTTTATTTCCTTGAGCATCTACAGATTGTCCTACAATCCGACCAGGTATTTTTCTCTTATACTTATCAGTTATTGCAAAGAATGCTGCGTGTGGTCCACCAAATCCCATCGGCACACCAAATCTTTGCATACTACCAACTGCAATATCATATCCCAATTCACCCACAGGTTGCATAAGAACTTGTGCTAAAGGATCGACAATTGCAATCTTCATACACTTGCAAGCATCTGCTAATCTTAATAATCCATCACGATGTTTTAAATTACCATGACTATTTGGTAATTGTACAATAACTCCAAATGCATCGGCAAAGAAAGATATTGGTATGGCATCATCTAAATCAATCTTGACAATATTAATACCTAACGGTTTTGCTCTTGTCTGCAATACCTCTAATGTTTGTGGAAATATTTTATCATCAACTATAAAATCTTTTTTCTTACCTTGACTATGAGCAAGTAACATAGCCTCTGCTGCTGCAGTTCCTTCATCTAACAAAGATGCATTTGCTACTGGTAATCCAGTAAGTTCTGTAATCAGTGTTTGATAATTAAATAATGCTTCTAATCTACCTTGTGATATCTCTGCCTGATAAGGTGTATAAGATGTATACCAAGCAGGATTCTCAAATACATTCCGCAGTATTACTGGAGGTGTAATTGTTCCATAATATCCTTGTCCAATCAAACTTCTTTTAACAATATTGTGACTTGCAATTTCTTTTAATTCTGTAAGTGCCTGTTGCTCACTACAACCTTCTGGTAATTTACTATCACCACGAAGTAAGATTGAATCTGGTACAATCTCTCTAACTAATTCATCGATAGTTGATAGACCAAGATCAGTAAGCATTTTGTGTTGCTCTGACTCTGAAGGTCCAATATGACGTTTAATAAATTCTGACATACTAACCATTAATTTGTTCTTCATCCATAGTTCTATTTCTGATGATAATACAATTGTTATCATAATCAGGATAAAATTCTAGAATATCCTGATTATCCCAACATAGTTCTTCATACAAACTATTCAGTCTTCTCATATCTTCGTATAAGTCTGTTGGTTGCAATTCATCATCCATTAATTGGTTCCTCGATGTTGTAATTGAAAATTAAAAGTTCTTTTCTTGTTTTTTGTTCTCTCATATACTCTCCGACGGAACGCATCGTATATGTTAGGTCAAATTCAGCAGCATTCCAATTTTGGAATCTTTTCTTAACTAATTGGTCTGAATTATAACTTATTAATAATTTAGCATCAAATCCTTCACAGTGCACAGCAAAGTTATCATGATCAAACTTTTTGTGCATTTCACCTTTTTTCCCATATAAATTATCCTTAATATCATATGGTGGATCAAGATATATAAAATGTTTTCGATTACGAAAAAATAATGTCTCATTTATCGAGTTTGCATAATTATGATTTGTGATTCTCCAACCACTAATCAATTCAGAATATGCAGGTAACTTTGTAATACCTCTCAAAGAAAAATTAGCGTTACTTGCCTGTTCCGAAAATGATGAAGATTCAGTAAGACCACTAAAACTACATTTATTGACAATATAAAAAGCAGTGGCACGTTCAAGTCCACTCTTCGTATCATCATTAATAATATCCTTTGATTCGTTAAATAAACCTCTTGCAAGGTCTGGAGATGAATGAGTAGATTTTAAATCTTGAATTTCTCCTGCTAATGCTTCTCCATCACTCTGCAATTGTATCCAAAAATTATACAAAGGTTCATATAAATCATTTACATTAATATGAAGATGAGGATATTTTTTTGTAATATGAATTGCAACACTACCACCACCTAAAAAAGGTTCGTAGTATGAATCATATTCCCGCAAGTCAGGTATGTAAGTATCCATTTTCTTACATGCACGAGACTTTCCGCCAGGATATCTTAATGGAGTTTTGAGAGATTTAATAGAGAAACCCATTACCATAATTTTTTTTCATTTCTTCAAGTTCCATTTTAATGGTGATAACTTCAGTAAGGTCTCTGACACTCTCAGACATTTCACTATAACCTGCACCGACATAAATTTGTCCTACCACCACTGCGATAGTACAAGCACCCCAGAATAGGTAATACTTATTTGACTTGACTTGATGTTTTAATTTTGACATTGGTTTCATTTAAATTCACACTCTACCATAATTTCGGTTAAACACGCTAATAAATTTATTTCTTGGTCTGCTACAAATGCAATCTGATATTGATACTTTCCAAGAATAAGGACAGCCGCAGGGATGCTACGGTGCTCCAGTGTATCATATAAACTATCGTAAATACGACGAAGTAAAACAGAAGTGTCATTATCCAAGTTTGCGACAACCCATTTACGAACTTCCGAAAAGTTTTTTTGTTTAAGATTCTTGATAAGGTCATTTACTGCAACATCTGAAAAGACTGCTAATATACCACTATCTATCTTACCACTTACAGAGTATCTCTGACACTCATTTAGAACTCTTCTCCAGTCAGGAAAGTGTTGATTAATTAATTGTGCAACAACTTTCTTATCAGTTTCTACCTTTTCTTCCTCTAAGATATAAGTTAATCTTGAGAAGAATTGTGTTGCGATGGTGGGTTTATCTCTTTTATTAATTGTAAAGTCAACAACAGTGCACCTGCTATGGAGAGGTTCGATGATCTTATTTTTGTAATTACATGTGAAGATGAATCTGCAGTTCTTTGAGAACTCCTCAATAGACGCTCTGAGAAGGAGCTGTACGTCGGAAGTGGTATTGTCTGCTTCGTCGATGATGATGACTTTATGTTTCGACTCGCTCGTAAGAGAGACCGTAGACGCAAAGTTCTTCGCATTCGTACGTACGGTGTCAAGAAAACGTCCTTCATCAGACCCATTAATGACATAGAAATCTGCTCCTAGTTGATGACATAATGCTTTTGCCACTGTGGTCTTACCAATACCTGGTGGACCTGACAATAACATATTTGGTATTTCACCTCTATTTACAAAATCTTGAAATGTCTTCTTAATACCCTTTGGTAAAATACATTCATCAATTGTTTTGGGTCTGTATTTTTCAACCCATATAAAATCACTCACTCTTGAGACCTCCATTGTTTTCTCATCATAACATATGTGTCACTTTTCGCAACAATATCTCTAACTTTCTTAAATACTTGTGCAGACTTCGCATACTTATTAGTCATATGGTCTGGGTCTTGGGGTCTTACATTTCCTTCGGAATCATATTTCTTGCCTGTCTTATGATTGGCATAGCGTCTTGACCGAGTAAAACCCATCTCTAAAAACTTTCGGCACATATCCATGCCGATGAAATCTTTTTCATCTCGGTAATCAAGATACATACCGAAGATGCGATTTGACGACTCTACTGCAATCTCTGGAGTCTTAAATCTCCAATGATTACATATATCGTTAGTATAAGGGCGAACCAATAAAACTCCTTGCTCTCCCCTTCCAATACGATAAAGTTTGCGAGTTTCTTCATCTGTAAAATCAAGATTTTTGTAATCGA